CATAGTTCCTATAATAACATTTTCATATTCTACTACTATAACAAAACTATTTTTAATGTAAAATATAATATGATCTAATAATTTCTTGTTATTTACGTTACCAAAGTTATATGGTGATTCTGGAAGCCATGTTTTAAGTAATTCTCTTACTCGAACAGCATCATCTATTCGAGCTTGTCTTATTTTATATTTATCTTTTTCCATCTGGTCTTATATTAATTCTTATTGTTCCAAATCTCCAATTATCACCAATACCTGTATTTTCTATTCTAAGACTAGATTGTCTTCCTCTAGTTCTAGTATTATAAAATCTAGTAGAATTATTTACTGTAATTGCCTCCCCTGACGTTCTTGAATCATTTGGATAATCTCTTGTTTTTAAAGTAATTATAGCATTACCTTCCATATTTTGAAAATCAGGAATTACTTTGTTAATAAAACTAAATGTTTCACCATCAGCAATATCTCCATCTCCAGATTGAATAAATGCTGATAGTGCGCTTCCATCAGCGTCTACACCTTCTTCATGACGATAGATTAAACTTCTTCCTTGTGTTAATCCATTAATAGTTACATAAGTATTAGCTGTAGAATTAGGAAAATATTCAGTGGCTAAAGGATTAAGTTCAACACCATTATCTTGATAAGTTGATCTCGCAAGATTACCAAAATACCAACTATTTTCTAAATAATTGTAAATAACATACCTATCTATTTGATCAGAATTACTTGAACAATAATACCAAACAATTTCTGAAAAATCAGAAGTTTGACCTGCATAGACTTGAGCATATTGAGTTTTGTTAATATCATCAAATACATAATTTAAAACACTACAAGGTATTTCTTGTACAGCACCAGCATATCTAAAAAACTGTCCATCTGACATCCAATAAGCCACATCATCTACTACTATTGCTGAATTTAAACCAACAGCTCCACAATCATTACCAAGTTGTCTAAATCCAAATATAAAAGGTGGACCAATAAAAGACATTGAATGCATTGCAGTATCTGACCAAATAAGAATAGTTCCTTTTGCGGGTTTAGCACATCTTATTTCACTTCCTCCAGCTATTCTTTGAGATCCTGCAGAATTAGTAGTGTTAGCTATAAAAGAATTAAAATTTTCTTGATCACTAAATCTTATAAACATTTTATCTTGAGTACTTGTATCTCCTATTGTAGTTTCTGTACCCATTAAAATTAAGTGTCTAGTTTCTGTTGATACAATTGATAGTGTACTTGCTGTCGGAGCATTTGCAATTATTGTTGCAGGATTATCAGAAAGACCATTACTTGTGTCAAATAAATAAGTAGCTCCATCTCTAGGTGTAATAATTAAATCTTCTCCCCAATTATTCATAGACCATTGTCTTAAATCTAAAGTAACATTAGAAGTTGATCTAGGAGTAGACCATGTACTTAAATTCCAAGTACCTGTACTCCAACCAAATCCAAAAGTTTGTTTATCTGGTCCAATTGATAACTGATATTCAATATCGCAATTACCAGTGGTAGTTACTGTAGCATTTGCTGTTTCACTAGAGGAAATTGTATATGCATCAGCATTAGTTATTTCTATAATTTCATATTCAGCATCTAGTGCTGTATTAGAAATACCACCAATACTTGTAGGAGCAACATTAGAAATTGTTATAAAATCACCTAATTGAGCTCCATGACTAGAATGATTTACAATAACATTAGAGCTTCCTGATGTTGTGTTAAATACACTTGTTAAAGTATTAGATTGTCTAATAGGAGTAATATCAGCATTATCACCAGAACGATATATATAAACTTTTCTATCAGAAGCTAAACCTTCATAACGAATTCCTGTATTATCAAACCATTGATGTAAAGCTCTTCCAACTCCTACATAATAATCTTGACTAAATTTTTCCCAACCACCAATTTTTTGAGGTAATCCTTTTCTAAATCTAACTTTATCACAATTAGACCATCTACCTTCAGCACCTGTTTCAGTGTTTTCGGTATCTATACCAGGTAAAAAATTTAATTGAGTTAATGGCATAATTAAATTATATAACAAAAATTACAAAAATATAGTGCTATTTTGGTAATATCAAATTCCAAGATAAATTATCTAGTAATTCATCTATATTAAAATCTCTTTTATTACTGGATTTAACATATTGATTTAATTCTTCAGTATCAAATATAATCCATTGATTTATAGTTTCAAAAACCATTTTATCAGCTTTAGATTTAAAATAACCAACTTTACCAAAATCATTTTCTTTAAATTTAATTACTGGACTTAAATCAAATTTAAGTTTTTGATTAGTTCTATTTTTAATTATTCCTTCAACATGCCAAAGTTCATCTTGTATTTCTTTTGAATTAGCGTAGTTTACATTGTCCAATTTGTCAACAAATTTCATAGATATTTACCATATATGTTTTATATGTTATATAATTGATTAAATTTCATATCCTATGGAAAGTAAATATCTATATATTAAAAATGTAATTAGTAAAGATATATGTAATTTTACTACAAACTGGTTATTTGAAAAAATGAAAAATTTTCCTTCTGATCCTCAAGTAACAAATTCTCCAGCGATTCATTCTAGAAATGATGAAGTTATGAGAGCATTATTATATTACATAAAACCTAAAATTGAAAAAGCTACTAAATTAAAATTAAAACCAACATATTCTTATTCTAGAATATACATAGAAGGTGCTGATTTAAAACCACATAGAGATAGACCAGCATGTGAAATAAGTTGTTCTCTTACTTTAAATTATAAATATAAAAATAAAAAATATTTTTGGCCATTATATATGGCAAATAAACCCATCAATATAAAAAAAGGAGATGCAGTGATATATAAGGGAAGAGAAATAACTCACTATAGAAAAAAATTTAAAGAAAAAAGTCCTTCTTGGCATCATCAAATATTTCTACACTATGTAGATTTAAATGGACCATTTTCTAATTTAGAAGAAGAAATTAATTTATGAAAAATTTTATAATTGTAGGTGGAGGAACTGCTGGAATGTTGACAGCTCTTTTTTGTCAAAAAGTTTTTCCTAAATCTAAAGTTACATTAATTAAAAGTAATAAGATAGGTATCATTGGAGCAGGTGAAGGATCGGTTCCTAATATAAATACTTTTTTATCTTTTTTAAATATACATCCTTTAAAACTTATGTCAGAAACAAATGGTACTATTAAACACGGTATTAGTTTTGAAAATTGGAATAATGATAAAGATAAATACTTTCATGCTTTTAATGAAGATACTAATTTTAATATAAGAAATATTTTTGGAAATAATACTTATGGCTTTTTATTAAAACATTTATTAAATATTAAAAAACCTTTTAAAGATTATAGATATATTTCAAAATTGGCATATGAAAATAAAGTAGATTTATATAATTGTAGATTTGCTTTACATTTTGATGCTAGACTTTTAGCAGATTATTTAGAAAATATATTCAAAGACAGAGGTGGTGAAGTAATTATTGGTGAATACAAAGATTGTATTTTACACAAAAATAAAATTACAAAAATAAAACTATCTAATAATAAAACTTATAAATGTGATTTTGTATTTGATTGTACAGGATTTGCTAGATTAATTAATGGTAAAAAACAAAAAGATAATTTTAAATCTTTCAGTAAATATCTTCCTATGAAAAGAGCTATACCATTCTTTTTAAAAACAGAAAAAGAAGTAAAACCTTACACACAAGCAATATGTATGAAATATGGTTGGCTTTGGAAAATTCCTTTACAACATAGAATAGGAGCTGGTTATGTTTTTGATTCTAATTTTGTTTCTGACGAACAAGCAATAAAAGAAATTAAAAATCTTTTTAAAAAAAAAATTATACAATTTAATAAACCCATTAATTTTGAAGCTGGAAGATTAGAAAACCCTTGGATTAATAATTGCATATCTGTTGGATTATCTTATTCTTTTACAGAGCCATTAGAAGCCACATCTATTTATTTAACTATTTTTCAATTAGAATCATTACTTCATTTTATACCTAGTTTATATACATTAAATAAATCCGATATAAGTATATATAATAACTTAATAAATAATAGATTTGATGAAATAGTAGATTTTTTATATTTTCATTATTTAACGAAAAGAAAAGATAGTTCTTTTTGGAAATCGTTTAATAAAATTACTAAAAAACCTGAAAAAGTTAAAATTATTTTAAATAGGTTGAAAAATAACTTTACACATTTTGATTTAACAAGTTTATATGTAACAGAAAATAAATTATTTTGTTTTGAAAATTATTTACAAATAGCAGAAGGAATTAAACTTATAAATAAAACTTCTAATAAATATTACGAAATAAAAGATGTGAAATCTTATGTTGAATCTAGTAATCAGAAAGTTAAGTTTGCTAAATCTCATAAAGAAATTTTAGAAATATTATCAAAAAATAATAATCAATTAATTAAATGATTTTAAAATACTATTATTGGTTTTATAAAGATGGAATATCTAAAGACATTATAAAAGATATTTTAAAAGAATCTAGAAAAGAAAAAAAACAAATAGCTTTAACTGGAGGTTTTTCAAAAAAAGATTTAAAAATTAAAAAGAAATTAAAAAATTTAAAAAAGAAAAGAGATTGTAATATTAAATGGTTACATAAAAAATGGATATATGATTTAATACATCCTTATCTAGCAGATGCAAATAGTTCTGCTGGTTGGAATTTTGATGTTAATTTTACAGAACAAATTCAATTTACTATCTATAGTAAAAATCAATATTATGGTTGGCATGAGGATCAATTTGAACAACCTTATCATAGTCCAAAAGATGTGAATAAACATGGTAAAATAAGAAAACTATCCATGTCAATTTTATTAAATGACCCCAAAGAATATAAAGGTGGTATTTTAGAATTTGCAACTCCAAATGGACATTTTCAATGTACAGAATTAATTAAACCGGGTTCTTTAGTTGTATTTCCTTCTTTTGTAAAACATAGAGTAACTCCAGTTACTAAAGGTAAAAGAATATCATTAGTATCATGGACACTTGGATATCCTTATAAATAAATGAATTTATTTAACAAATTAATATTTAAAAAATCTATATCGAATGAACTTAAAGATATTAAAAATTTATTAATTAAAGAATGTTTATCTCAAAGAAATAAAAGAAATAAAAGTGCTTTTAATTTTAATGTAAATTCTCAACATACAAATTATTTATATAATATATTTTATAATATAAGTAAAAATCACTTAAATAATTTTACTTTGTTAGATGTAGATTTTAAGTTGTGGTGTTTGATTACCGATAAAAAATTTAATAATAATATGTGGCATAATCATATGAAAACATCTAGCATTAATTGTGTAATATATTTACAGACACAAAATAAAGGTATTAATTTTAAATATAAAAATAAAGAAATTTATTATTTACCACAAGATAATGATATATTAATATTCCCTTCTTTTTTAGATCATCTTCCCGAAGTATCAAAAAAAGAACCAAGAATTACATTAAATTTAGAATTAAGATGTAATGAACCAGTAGAACACATTTTTAATATATGATTAAAGAAATTAATAACTTTTTATCTAAAGAAGAATTTAAATCTATTGAAAAAAATATTTTAAATAATCCTTTTTTTCCTTGGTTTCCACAAACATATAAAGTTTTTAGAGATGATGGAGAAAATCAACTTACCCATATGTTTTACACCGAACACGAGCCTAGAAGTCATTTTATTAAATTTTTAAATCCTATTATAAATAAGTTAGACCTTTTATCTTTAATTAGAATTAAAGCTAATATGAGCTATAAAGAAAACTCAATAAGACAATTTTTAATGCACAATGACCAAGTTAAAAATTTTAAAGATTTGAAAACTGGAATTTTTTATTTAAATACTAATAATGGAAAAACTATTTTCGAAAATGGTAAAGAAATAAAAAGTGAAAAAAATAAAATGGTTATTTTTCCAAATGAACTTAAACATTGTGGAACAACTCATACAGATACATCTTACAGGTTCTTAATTAATTTTAATTGGTTATAACATATGAATTTAATTGAAGATAAAAATTTCTTAAAAAAAGAAAGTATAAATTTTATAGAAACAATTATTTTAGGAAATAATTTTCCTTTTTTTCTAAATAAAAATGCTGTTGTCAAAGATAATAATAGCTTTATGTCTCATGTTGTCTTAAAAAGAATAGAAGAAAGAAAAAATAAAAATGAAATTAATTCTCTTTATTATCCTAATTTTATTAAAATATTAAATGAATTTACTAAAAAAAATAATATTAGTTACAAAGAAATATTTAGAATAGCTGTAAATTTTTCTTATAATAATAATTCAAAATGTTCTCCAATTCATGTAGATCATGAATTTCCACATAAGCAATTATTAGTTTATTTAAATACAGTTAAAGATGCTTTTACTATTATATATAATAAATCTAAGAATAAAGTTTTAAAGAAAATAACACCAGAAAAATATAAAGGTGTTTGTTTTAATAGTTTTCCACATGTAGGTTTTTTTCCAAAAGAAGGAGAAAGAATTGTTATTGTTTATACTTTTAAGTAAGTAAGCTAAAAGCTTGAGTGTCTGGATTCCAAACATAAGTTTGTTGATCAGATGATCCTGTTGCTAACCATCTAGAATTGTCTTCATCCCAGTAAATAAGATATTTGTCTGTACCATTATTATAAAATTGATTTTCGTAAGATGGTTCCTCTACAGGTGCTTTCCATAAACAAGTGTTTTCATCTAAGCTCCAAGAATTAAAAGGTTTAGCTGCTATAAATGCATCTCTAGTTGAATCGTATATTCCGCCAATACTTGCAGCATTTTTTCTAAAAGGAGTTCCACCTTTAATATGAATATTACCCACCATATTTATATCAAATAATTTCCAAGTAGAATTTTTATTATGTATATTATTTAAAAATTGTTGTCCTTCAGCTTCATTAACAACACCATTCACTGAACAATTAGCATCGTCAACTACTTCTGTATTTAAAACAACATTATTTGAATCTATTTCTGCAAAATTAGCCATAATTTAATTATTGAAATTTATATTTAATTATTACAATTCCACTTCCTCCTGGTACTCCTCCAATTGTATTATCTAAACGACCTCCGCCGCCGCCTCCTCCACCTAGTCCATCTGTTCCAGGTGTAGCATTACCGTTATTAGCTCCGCCATTTCCACCTCCACCAGGTGCTCCACCACCAGGTGAGCTATCTCCAGACCAGTGACCGCCTCCGCCGCCACCGCCATAAACTACTCCATCAATAGGAGATGTTACACCAGGTCCTCCTGGAGCGTTTCCAGTTGGGCTTGGATGCGTAGCATTACTGCCATTAGTACCGTCAGCTCCGCCGCCGCCACCGCCAGCATCATAAGGTGAGCCACTTCCACCGTTTCCTCCGTAAGAACCAGTTCCACCTGGTCGACTAGGGAAAGCACCGCCACCGCCAGATCCACCACTTCCACCGTTGCCTCCAGGGCCTCCGCCACCAGAACCTCCGCCAGGAGTTGTAACTGAAAAAACTGAAGAGCTTCCGCCTTGAGAACCTGGACCCGAAGATCCACCGCCTCCTCCGCCGCTTCCAATAGATACTGGATATCCTTGAACTGAAACAGAAGTATTGCCTTGTCTGAAGCCACCACCTCCGCCTCCTCCGCCGCCATCTCGTCCACTTCCGCCACCGCCACTAATAATATTATATTCGACAGTGTCAGAGCCTGCTGCGTTACCGGCGTTGGTTACTGTAAATGTACCACCAGATGTAAATTTATGAATTTTGAAATCACCAGATGTAGTAATTGTTCCTCCCGTAGCAGCAACAAATTCTGCAGCTACAGCTCCTCTAAAACTACCAATTGAAATCTGTCCAGAAGACGGAATAGGTCCTGCAACAGGTGAGGGTGTTCCTGGAGGAACTAAACCACCTCCAGCATAATACTCTGATATTTGAATTGGATTAGTGCCTCCAAACTCAGTTTGGACGTCTGACAATCCAACATTAGTAGTAGGAACTGCCACGGTCTAATTCTCCTTGTTAGATAAACTGTCTACCTTGTCTTGTAATTTTTTGACTGCTTCAATTAATAGACAAGTTAGTCTGTCGTATTTAACTGCTTTAATACCATCAGGTCTTTGAGCAACAGCTTCTGGTAAAACTTTTTCTACTTCTTGAGCTATAACTCCAACATCTTTTTTTCTAACAAAGTATCCATCTTCACCACCTCTTTCATCAATGTAAGATTTTTTCCAATCAAATAAAACTCCATTTAATTTTTTTACTGCCTCTAACGGATCTGGTATATTAGTAATATTTTCTTTAAGAGCAACATCAGAAGAATAAAAAGCAGTTACATCATTAGTAGCTCTTATCTCTCCAGTAGTTCCAGATGCAGCAGTTCCTACTCCAAAAGAATCAAACTGAACGTCATTGCCTGTATCTAATGATAATGAAGCTCTTGCAGTTGCTCCTGATTCTGCAACAAAAGCTGAACCATTACCAACTAAAAAATTACCATCAGTTACTGCAGCATTTGATACATTATCTAATTTTGCACTATAAGCTTGAATTTGACTTCCAACACCTAAAACATCAGTGATTGATGTTCCATCAGAATAAACTAAAAATTTTTTACCTTGAGTAATAGCAACTCCATTTGCAGCATGACCTGTATTTGCAAAAGTTAAAGTTTGAGATCCAGTTGTATTATTGAATAAAACATATTGATTTTCTACAGCGTCAGTAAAAACGTGAATATCTCCTGTGAGTGTTCCAGTAAATTCTAATACTGCATTATGTACTTGATCGTCTGTTGTAGAATCATCTGTATTAGATGTTGAATTATTAGATGTTAAAGTTACATTAGCAGATCCTCCTACTGGTACTGCTTGATAACCTTTAACAGATGCGTCAACTCTGTTAAAAACATAATTAACTAGATTACCCCAAGTTCCTGAATTTTCTCCAGAAGCCTGTCTCTCTAATTTTAATCTTGATGTAAAACTTGATGGCATAATTGTTTATACTCCATATTTTCTATTATGTAAAATATATATATTTGTATTAATTTGTCTAGTGAATATTAGTCCATTCTTCAGTAATTGTTGGTAAAATTGGATCCCAAAATTTCAATGTAGAAACTGATATATTTGCTTGATTTCCAGTAATAGATAAAAAGTTTTCAGAATTAGGAATTATATTAGCTAAAGCAATTGTGGCTTCATTTCCAGTAATACTTAAAAATTGTTCAGTGGATAAACTTATTGTATTAGCTGTCGAAGTTAATTGTTGACCAGTAATAGTTATAAAATTTTCAGATGTGGTTGTAATCGAACCTAAAGAAGTAGATATTAATTGACCTGAAATATCAATAAAGTTAGCAGTTCCAACACTAATACTATTTACTTCTACATTTGCTTCTAAAGTAGGTGTATTAATAGTAATAGCACCATTAGCAGTTACAGCAAAAGTGTTTACAGTTGTAGTAAGTTCAGATCCTGTAGCTTGAACAGTCGATTGAGCTATAACTGTTTCATCTCCTAAAGAAATATTTAATTGTTCACCTGTAACAGAAGTTTGAGCTGATGCAACAGTAGTAACATTATTTACAGAAGATGTTAATTCTTGACCGTCTTCTACAAAAACAGTGCCACTTCCTGCAACAATACTTCCAATAGGTTGATTCCATGCACCTGTATTCCATTCTTCTCTAGACCAACCATTTCCTAAATTTATATCAATTGCTGCAGATACACCTGTAGTTACGAATACTGCTCCATTTCCTAAATCAAAAGAAAAACTACCAGTAGATCCATTAGCTTGTATTCCTACAACGGATGCACCAGATACGGCATTATTCCATGTACCTAAATTCCATTGACCTTGGCTCCATGTACTTGCCATAAGGACTTACCTCCTTATGCTATTCTAATCAAGCCGTTTGATGCGTCAGCGTTTGGAAACTGTAACTCGAATGTACCGTTAGTAGATGTTTTTACACCACCAAAATCTAATACTGCAATAGATGAATTACTATTATTTGCATTATAAATTAGTGCAGCTTGTGCAGATATAGTTGCATTAGCAAAAGAAACATTATCTGCATCAAAAATTGCAGTAGTTCCATCTGTTGAAATTGCAACATTAGTTAATGTAGCACCGCCAGCCGTGTAATTTGTACCACTGTCAGATATTTCATTTGCTGTA